CCAAGGACTGGAAAGTATCACTCAACTGAAACTGAAGGTTCCGCTGCTGGAACGCCGCATTCGCAGAGGAGTTGGCAACGTTGTCGTTTGCAGTTACCAATCGGTCATATACTGCAGTATTGGCGGCGATGCGCGCATTGACCGCAGTCACCGTGTTCGCCAGCTCCACTTGGCCTTTCTGCATGAGTTCGGCGGCGTTGGCGGTCATGCCATACTTTGCGTGCAAGCCCGTCAGCACTGCGTCCGCCTGCTGGATCGACGCATTGCCAGTGTCGAGGGCGCGGCCGAGTGTGCGAATGGCTTTGTCGAAATTCTGCGCCGCCGCCACGCCCGGAACGAACCGCCGCTCCAGTGCAGCGAAAGAACCACCAACCGCGGCGCGTTCGGTTTTCGTGATCGTGATCCCGAGGGAGTTTACAGCCGCTCCAGCGGCTTTGCTGCTGGTTTCGAGTGTTTTGGCTCCGGCTGCAAAATTGCCGGCGCTCATTTCCGCACTCACTCGCAGCGTTTTAAGAGCCACCGTCATGACTTTACCCCCTGTACAATCATAGATATACGTTCCTCCGCTCTATCGATGACGGGAGGAAGTGGTGAAGAAACGGCAACTATCGGCGTTCGCCCTGACAGCGCTTCTTGCCGGTTGCGTGGCGCCTCCCAACGACGCTCCCATCACGACTAATCTCAACGCTCAAGAAATGAGCCACATTAGCGCAACAGGCACAGCGTCTATCAGTGGCCAAGCGTTCATGCGGCAGCGGGGCGGTGGCGTCGTTACTGCCGCCGGAGAACAGATCTTGCTTCTGCCGGCCACCTCGTACACACGAGAGGTCACCGACCGGATGCTTGCTGGCGAACCCCAAACAGCGGCAGGAAGTTCGATTAAGCCTTATACAAGGACAACGATTGCAGACGCGGACGGAAGGTTCACGTTCAGCAATCTTGCATCAGGCGCTTATCTCGTTTTGGCTGTCGTCAGATGGGAGGCCCCCACACGCCACGGTCTCGCGGCGCAAGGGGGTGGACTTAAGCAAGAGGTGTCAGTCGGGAACGGTGAAAAAGCATCGATCATCATGACCCGCTAGGTTTGTCAGAATCACGATATGACAGCCATTCAGCATCGACCGCCTGAAGAAAGTGCACAAATTCGTCGAGGTCCTGCCCGCCAATGGCATGATCGATCGCATAGCGGCTGATCGCCATGTAGGAGATTGGCCCTTCACCACCGAGCGCCCCATAAAAGCGATCGAACCGGAGGGCATCCCAGGCGCGGAAATAGAGGCCGAACCATGGCTCCATTTCCGCCTCTTCCGGCCGATCAGGAACATCTATGAACTCCGCTTCATCCGGGTTTTCATCCGCCAAGCGCTGGAGCCAATCGGCTTGGCCTTCCTGCGTCAGGCGCCAGCGGAAGGCCGATCGGAGTTTTTTGTGGCTTCCTCGACGAATTCGATCGAGCCCTGCGCCAACTGTGCTGCGCACCATTCGACCGCAGAGACCACATCGCGATAAGCGGGGTCCGTCAGCGTTTCTAGCGCCAGCTCCGGCGTGTATACTTCATCCAGCCCGCGCCAGCCAAAAAGGATCTCATCGCAATAGAGCTTGCCGGCCTCTCGCGCCACCACCTCTGGAGGCGGCACCTTGCCCTTGTACTTGCGCCCGAGGCGCTGGAGCATCAGATCTCGCTTGGTCGTGTAGCTCGGCGCGTGGAGAGAGCGGACGTTGAACGCGACACCGGGCCAATCTGGAAAATCGATCCAGTCGCCGGCCGCCTCGCGCTCAAGGTTGGCGCGCAGGGATGCAAGTTTAACAGTCATAGTCTGATCCTTTGTCGGAAGGAGGCGAGGCGGCGCCGACACACCGCCCCGCCGTGATGCGCATCAGTTTCGTTCCCGTGGTCGGCGGGAACCTCGTTAAGCTTGGTAGTACTCGACACGGTCGAGCAGGATGTGCGCCTCGGTCAGCGTGTCCTTCGAGGCGGTGGCCGTCAGCGGCAGCATGGTGTCCTGGTTCTTGCCGCCGGCAGAAACCGAGCCTTCAGTGAAGGTGATGCGTGGAACACCGTAGACCAGAGCCTGGTTGTCCTTCGCGATCCGGGCATTGATGTTGGTCGGAACTGAGTTGAACAGCTTCTCCAGCAGCGCCTTCGATCCGAAGAAGGTTTCCATCGAAACCGTGACGGTCGCACTGCCCATGCCGATATCGACAGCGCCCACCTTCTCGTCGCTGCGGATTGCGTTCAGCATGCGCTGATTGTTGTTGAGGGTGATGCCAAGGGTGCGCAAGAAGTTCGGCCCGCCCACCGGCACACCGTTCTCGGCGATGCGGCCGACATTGACGGCGGCCGCCATCACGCGGTTCTGGGTCACCGGTTCAGGCGTGGCATCGAGCGACTCGGTCGAGAGTTGCCCGGTCAGTCCATTCAGCGTCAGGACATACCGGGCGATCTGCTCGCTCTCGAAGTTGAATTCAACCTGACCGACCTCCATGCCACGCTGGATGATGTAAGTCGGCACGGCTTGCCCCATCCATCCGCGCTCGATCGTTTGCGCCAGCTGTGTGACGCCATTCTTGATCCGGTCGCCGAAGAACACACGAAGCGTCTTGCCGGCCCCGGCATCGGCCGCCCATCCGGTCGGCAGGTTGTCCAGCGTCAGCTTGCCGGCAGCGATGCCGACGACACGAGCCCAGCCGTTCAGAACCTCAGCTCCAAAACGATAGGCCGCACCCGTGCCGCCAATCTTTATCCACTGGCCGACTGCAAGGCCGAGCGTTGTGAAGTCGAGGGCCGTAGCGGTGAGGCCGTCGGCCACTGCTGCAACATCACCGGCAGCTCCCTCAAACCCAACAACCTTGACACGCGCTGCCGCCGCCGGAGCGGCTTCATCCGTCAACATCGCCGCGCCGACTGCCGGAACGGTCGCCGAGCCCGTCGTGATCTTGAAGAGCCCATTGTTGCCGGCCTGCGCGAAACCCGTCATCCGGATCAGGTGACCAGCAACGAAGGCAGCACCTGCGAGAACTGTGATGACCCCGGTGGCGGCGGTCACTCCTGTGATCACGCTGTCCGCCGTGCCGTCGTTGTCTCTCTGCGGCGTGTTCGACCAGGCGTTGGCGAAGACGCTTTCGATGAATAGCGACAAGGGCGAGCCATCGACCGGATAGGAGAGCTCGCCGTTGATCGTGCCCTGATTGGTCTCGTTCACCTTGACCGGGTCCGACTCCATGCGGTCGTCGCGGATCTCTTCGGAATTGGTAAAGACAGGGGTAAATTGCAGCGCTTCGCCGGTGAAGCGATGGGCGCGCATGCGAGGATTGGCGGGCGTTTCGCCGCGCTGGATTTCGCGGGCAACGGTCATCCGCACCCGGTTCGTATCAGAACCAGCCATAGGTTTTCTCCGTGGTGATGATGCCGCGACTAGCGGCGAAGGATCATTCGTCGCGCAGCCAGTCGATCGTGACTGTCATGCGGAAATAGCTGCCATCCGCCGCGCCGGGCTCGCCGGCGCCGATCGAGGCGTCGCGGAAGGTGACGCCGGCGATTTCCTGCCCGCGAAACAGGTCAGCGATCTGCTTGCCGTAGAGGCGAGCGGTTCGGGTGCCCTGCCCCCGAGGCGCCATGACGTGCACGTAGAACTGGCCGGCCTCGCGCCAGAGATTGGCACGCTGCTCTTCCGCGCCAATGCTGGCCTGCTCGAAGAGATCGCCAAACACTTCGACCAACAGCCAATGCTCGGGATCTGTCGGCACCTCGAAGCCGTCATTTTCGAAGGCGATGGGCGTCGTCGTCCAGCTGGCAACCAGGTAGTCATGAATGGCGTCAAAGGTTTCGACAGTCGCCATCACTGCACCATGTTCAAAACGATTGCGGGATAGGTGATGGGCATGCCGGCTTGCCGATCTTTCCGGCGCTCCTGGTTGCCCTTCAGCCGATAGGGGATCAGGGGGTGCAGGCCCGAGCCGAGTTCGAGAAACTGAGTTTGGAAGCTGAAGACTCCCGTCCCGTAGCGGCGCATAAGGTCCGCTTTCGCCTTGTCGAACATGCGGGCCGGAACGCTCATCTGCATCGCGCCGACCTGCACCTTGCGGACGTAGGGCTGCGCATTGGTGA